CCCACAAGGAGACTCTGACCGGTATAGATGCAACTATCGCAGAGGTGGATAAGGCAGACAAAGAGTTGCAGGCATTGGAGTCATCGGATACCTCTTTGGAGGAGTGCTTGAAGGCTATCGATGCTGTGATGACACTGTTACCTGATGCTCGCCGAACAGACTGGAATCACACGCTCAAACTCAAGAAGGAGGATTTGTTGCTTGCTCAGTCTTCGCTCGAAAACCTCGATGCTTCGGTGAACCACGCCGAGGCGATATTGAAGGAGAAGTACGATGCCTTTGAGAAGTTCAAGGTTCAATACTCAGACTTTGTTACGCAGTATGGTGACAAGTGCGAGGAGTACAGTACCCGCTTGCAGGAGATTGATAAGACGCTCCGTAGTCTCGCTTCACGCCTTGAAGAGTTACGCCGTAAACGCCGAGTAATCTCTGCGGGTATTGACGAACTATCGAATAAGTTGGCGGGCTCAATCACCTGTCCGAAGTGTGGCCACGAGTTCTTGGTGGCACAGCCTAACTTCGACATCGAGGCAGGAACCAAGGAACTCCGCCTACGCCAACAGCAGTTATCAGAGATTAACGGCAATATCGAAGCCGGGCAGAACTCTTCGGAGGAGGCTGAGATGCAGCAGAGCAAACTCAACAGCGAGCGTCGCACATTGGATAACGACCGTTCACGCTGGGAGCAGGAACTCTCGGACCACGAGCGAGCAGTATGCAGTGCTACAAGCGAGGTGGAGCGTGCGGAGCACAACCGCAGACGCACGAAGGCTGAGGTTGCAGCAATGCAGGATGAGATTGACAGCATCCGTCGCAAAGCCTTTGACGAGTTCTTCGGAAACATTGATGAGCGAAATGCAACACTCAGCCGCGAGCGCCGCAAGATCGTAGAGGATATACGCTCGGCGGAGTGCGCTATTGAGACCTTGCAGGAGACAATCCGTGAGGTTAATGAGATGGCCGCCGAGGACCTTACTCTATCGCTGCGCAAAACATTGGAGCAGGAGAAGCAACGCTCGATGGAGACTGCCAAGCGTAAGTTTGAGGTTGATGATAAGGTACGCGCCTTAGAGGTGCAGCGCGAGCGTTTCGTGCAGTTCAAGACCTACCTCGCCAACACCAAAATTGAGGCACTCAGCCGTATCACAAACGAGTTTCTGATTGGCATCGGCAGCGATATCCGTATCCGCTTTGATGGCTACACGGTACTCAAAAGCGGTAAGGTAAGAGAAAAGATCTCTATCTCACTGTTGCGTGATGGTGTAGATTGTGGCTCATTTGGTAAGTTCTCGGCAGGTGAAGCGGCACGAGTGAATCTCGCAACAATTCTTGCAATGCAAAAGCTTGTCAATGCCAACTGCGATGATGAGAAGGGCTTGGACCTTTTAGTGCTTGACGAGATACTCGAAGCGGTAGATGAAGCAGGACTATCATCAATGTTTGATGCTCTGAATGCATTGGGTGGCACTGTCCTCGTAGTTTCGCACGGCAACGTGGCCGAAGGTTATCCCCATAAACTTGTAATAACGAAGGAGAATGGAGAATCACGCATCGGAGAATAAGACACTGAAGCACGACGATATCCTCGCCTTGGATGTGGCAACTCACTGTGGCTACTTCTCAAAGCACGGAGCTGGTACTTGGAACCTCACCGAGAGCCGACGGCGCAACGACAACAAGATGCACGGCTCGTTCCGCACGCTACTTATCGACTTTATCCGTAAGTACGACATTAAGCAGATTGTAGCCGAGGATGTGAGCATCAATCGCCACTTCTACGACCTCAGACGATTGTCAGAGTTGCGTGGCGTGCTGTTGGAGGTCTGCGATGAACTGAACCTGCCCGAGCCGGAGTTTGTGAACCCTGCTGCACTCAAGAAGTGGGCAACGGGCGATGGGCACGCCACAAAGTCAAAGATGGTAGAGACCTGCAAAAAGTATGGTTATGTGCCAACGGATGACAACGCCGCCGATGCTTGCCACCTATTCTTTTATTACATACGCAAACACAGATTGTAAAATGACCGCATAGATTCGGGCGGTGACAAGCCGCCCACTTTTTTAATTGACGCTCTTCGAAGCTGACAGATTAGGACATTTCAGATTGAGTTGAACCCCTTTTCAGTTAGAAGAGTGGACAAGAAAGATGTGTTAAAAAAGACGGCGGCAATCCCTGATGATGAGTCCGCCAAACGAAGGGCTCGACTACTGCAAAAGTATGTGATGCCGCACAAGAATCTGGTGTACAGCATCTGTATCAAGTACACATACAATCAGGAAGATATAGAAGATAACTATGTCGAGGCATTGGTAAACTTCTACAAGTATATGGACAGCTACGACCCTGCAAGACCGGTGAAGACCTGGATATATGCAGTGACAAAACGCCTTGTGGCTGACCTCAATAAGCGTAATAAAACCCGTACTCCACCAGACGATAGTGTCGACGTTAAAGAGTTGCGCTCCACATTATTGGATGAGTGCAGCCCTTCGGCGAACTGTATGGGTATGAATAACTATAAGGACTACTACAGCGACGAGATCCTCTGGGCGCTCGAACAGATAAAACCTATCTACCGAGAAGCTTTCCTGTTGCAACAGGCGGGTTATAAGATCAGCGAGATAATGGAGATTACCTACCGCAACGGAACGCTCCAAACAAAGAATGTAGAGACGGTAAAGAGTCGATTGTTTTTGGCAAAGGCACAACTAAGAAAATTACTTACAAGAGATGGAGAAAAAAGAGTGGATTGAAGGGTGCAAGCGTGTATTTACCAAGTTGGTAAAAGATACGCTGTGGGAGGATTTTAGGTTTCCCGAAGGAGGAAGTGTAGATAGACAACTCGAAAGTTGTTTTGATAAGCTCTCTTTATCGTTCAGTATCAGCTATAATAGGTTGATAGACTTCTGTGTTTGCCAAGTGAGTTCTATGTCTGATTACGGTAGAAAATATAGATTTCGTTGGAATATAACTCACTCTTTTGGCGATAAAGCCATAAGCCGCTATGTGAATTATAGCACTCGAATGAGAGCACACGATGATAAGTGGCTAAGTAGTTTTGGTGCCTCTCGGTGCAAATATGTGTCAATGATCGAGGATTGTAGTAAACATCCGCTGGCCATATTTATCTATCCTGAATATGAGGAACACACTAAACGCAGATGGATGTCTAATGAGTTGGGATATCTGATATGTGGAACATCCACATTGATGTGGACTCCGTTTTCACCTATTTGTCAGAAGTGTACGAATGCTCCGCTGTGCGAGAAACGCACCGCACATGTTCACCATGAGCTATATAGAATACGCTGCGAGGCGTGGCGAAAACAACAGAATGAGTAATGGATAATAATATATCACCACTGAGTACCGAATTTCTCTACGAACTGTATGCGACAGCACTCAGGCAGGATCAGTTATGTGCAATTGTGTCACAGCATATGCGTAGCGAGTACCTGCCTGACCAGTCGTTTCAGCGTATTCAGAAGGTGATCGCATCTCACTATCATACCTACAAGCATACCCCTTCTTATGCAATACTTTCGCAGACATTCCACGATGATGTAGATGCATTGGAACTTATTGATACCTTCCGAGAATATGATGAAGGCCAGAGCATTGAGGTGATGACCGATATGCTGGAATCATATATCAAGGGAGTTCGTCTACAAAAGGTATATGCAGAGGTTGGAAAACTATATAACGATAATCAGCAGGAGAAGGCGGAAGATGTGCTTCGTAAGTATGCTGAGTGGGTTGCGGGGTTTACGCTTAAAAGCACCTCATTTGTGAATGTTGCCAAGACATTCATAGAACGATATGAGGCTAACAAGCGTAGAGAAATCGAGGAGGAACAGTCCGGTATTGCAAAAGTTGTTCGCTTCTATATTCCGTTTTTAGATGCTCTGAATGGAGGTCGTAACCTGCGTGGCCAGCTCACCTGCTTTCTCGCATCAACAGGTGTGGGTAAATCGCATATCGCAAAGTGGATTGGTGTCCGCGCTAATATCGATGATAACCTCAATGTGCTTCACTTCCAGTTAGAGGGTTCCGAGGAGGAGGCTTTGAATGCATACTCAGGTGGACTTATATCGAAGAATGCCTACTACTATGAAAAGGGTAAGATTCACGATGCCGAGATGAAACACTACCAGAAGATGATAGAATCTTATGGTGGTAGTATTGTGGTCAGAAGTTATCCTCGATTCAATGCTCAGGTATCAACCCTCGATATCAAGAACGGAATATCTGAGTACCGCAAGTTGGAGGGACATAGTCCCGATATAGTCATTATCGACTCTATGGATTTGCTTACAGATGCTACGCGCAGAAATTGGGGAGCCGAACACGAACGAGCAAAACGAATAGCCGTTGCGAATGACCTTAAAGACCTTGCTGCGGACGAGAAGGTGTGGATGGTTGTGACATATCAATCAACCATTGAGGATCGGGATTGGCTAAATAACGAGAGTAATGTGCTGACAGAGTATAACTGTTCCGAGGCAAAAGGTCTGGCACGACCTTGTACTCACCTTATCTCATTGAATCAATCCTCTGCCGAGCGTAAGGAGAATGTGATGAGATTGCATATCGCCAAGAGCCGATTCTTCAAGAAAGGAGCGACAATAAAGATTGCAACCGACTATGATAACGAGGTGTTCTATGACAGCCAACGAACAGATAGTTTGAAGATGGAATAATTTCACAACTTACCGAATAAAAACACCACAACTTGCCGAATAGAATGACGACAATTCACCGAATTTGGGCCTGTTGAAACAAAATGCAATTCGGGATTTACCACATAAATATCGTAAATCCCGAATTTTAATTTGTTGGGAATAATCCCTTTAGAACTTAATAGCTGCGATATAATAGAGTCTCGTCAATATCTGAAACCATACTAGAAGGAATATCATATTCCTTGGCAATAGTCGGCCACATCGATACGGCGTGGCAAATCTCATTGATTATATCGCTTACACGCTTAATATGCATAGCTTCTGCCACTGCCATTAAGTC